CCACTTGTTGTCAGATTATTAGATCCTGCAGAATCTAATCCCATGTTAGAATCATTATCAAATTTTAAAAAGAAACCATTTGTACCATATGTAACTGATGGAGATAGTTTAGGTTTCCAAACACCATTACTATCCGACTCTCCGAATGAAGAAGCGTCATAAGCATAACCATCACAATAATGAAAATGTGCCATTTGACCATCAAAATAATAATGTTGACTTCCTGATTGTTGAGATCTAGGGTTGTCTCCTATCCAATGGTCTTGAACAGAAAATTTTCCTATTTGACCAGTACCACCACTTGAAATAGCTGGTGAACCATATCTACTAGCAGCCTGTAACTCACCATTGATATACAATTTCCATCTATCATCATTTGCTGATTCATCTGTATCAGCTCTCCAAACTATATGATACCAAGCGTTTGTATCTCTTAAGTCTCTTTGTAATGCATTATTCGAACCATTGTGCCCATCATTTTGAATATATAATTGATTACTAGAATTAATTGCTATTTTACCATCAGCACTATTATTTTCACCTGCTGCAAATATATATTGAGTGCTATCTAAACCAGATCTTTTAATCCAAACAGAAACAGTCCATTTTTTCATATTTCCATCTGATCCAGTGTATGCTTTTTCTAATCTTGCACTTGCCATTAACAGAACCCTCCTGAATTTTGTATACCAACTTCTATTGTAATTGACAATGCCTGGTCTGTTGTTTGCCCCTCTGCATCTGTTGCTCTTACGGTAAAACTATATTGTGTATCACTAGCTGGACTCGGTGCAGTCCCTGATATAACTGCTCTATAGGTGTTACCTGCAGGATTTGATGTTGTTCCAATTGTAATTCCTGGAGGTAAGGATCCAGATATAACAGATTGAGAAATAGTTACAGCACTATCTCCAGTGACATCTATATTTTGTGAATAGGCTTGTCCTGCTGAACCATTTGGTAATGACGTTGTTGTAAATACAGGGCCATCTGAAATGGTTAAATCTGTAGCACTTCGAACAGCATTTCCATCAGGATTTGTAATTAAAATTCTTACATTTTGTCCGTTTGTTAACCCAGCTGTTCCTGTTGTAAATGTAATTGAAGTTGCACTTGTAAATGTTACTGACGTTGCAGATTGCACTGCACCATTAGTTCTTTGCAATTCAACTTTTGGTATGGACGAAAAATTTGTACCTGTAACAGTTATTGTACCTCCAACATCTGCATCAATTACTGTAGGTGAAAAACTCGTAATTGTTGGTTGTGTTTCAGTTGGTATTGTAGCTGAACCACCTAAAGTTACAGCAACACCATTAATTGTAATTTGACCGTTTGCTAAAGCAGAGTTTGGAATAACATTGTTTTGAAATGTTAAACTGTCACCTGCTTCACCAATTTGTAAATTAGTTCCTGATTGTGGCTGTATCTTATCTACTTCTATTGTACTCATTATAATATTATTAAATTACCTGTTACTGTTATTGTTCCTGTTATTGATACTGGCCCTGCAAGAACTCCAGAGTCCATAGTCTGTGTTTCACTCAATGTTGAATTATGTGTAACAACAAATTCAGTTGCTGTCATAACTGGTGATATTGTTCTCTTGCCAGGTATAGTACAAAATACATCTTTAGTAGAACTTCCAAAATTTACTTTTGATGTGCTTCCAGATGAATTACTTATTACTGTGTCTCTAGATAATGTATCTGGAGTAGCATCAGTTACTGTGCCTATTCCTATTTCAAAAAGATTATTTCCTGTTTCTACAATTGCATAGTAAGTCTGTTTACCAGTGCCGATACCTTCGACAAAGGTAATAAAGTCTTGCGATGCACCATCTAGATTAAGTGTACCTTGTCCAGAAGTAGTGCTTGTTTCTTTAACTCTATCGTTAATGACTAGAGCCATGCACTCCTCCTTAACTTATTCTTAATATTGCGTTTGTAGATGTAAATGACGGAAACTGAATTGTAAAAGTTCCTGCTGTTGCTGTCTTATCTCCACCAAAATCTAAAACAGCTACTGCTTTGTTAGATGCTGATGTATTATAAATAAGTGCACCTCTTACTGTCATAGTTACACTTGTAAATGATAATTCTGCAAAATCTACTATTGCTACACCTGTGTCCAACGAAGTGTTTTGACCTGTTAAAGTTCCTCCACCCTGTGTGTAAGATCCTGTATTTCCATGTTGACCACCTGTGCTATCTCCTGGGTAAGCTGTTGTTGCTGCTGATAAATTAGCTGCACTTGTGTAAAGTGCTAACTTAAATACGTCAGATCCAGATTGAAATTTATGCTCACCTTGAAGTATTTCTTTTTTAAATGAATTTGCTACTGCTTGTACTATTGCCATAATTAACTCCTATATAATTTTTTTAGTATTTGGTGATGGGCTCGGAACTACTATTCTCGGAACACCATCATCATATTCAGCTCTTCTTCTTCTACCAGTTTGTTGAAGTGAGAAGGCCTCAATTGCTTTATCATACCTTGTTTTAAACAGGTTGTACATATCAAGGGGGCCTTTTAAATATCCATAACATTCAACTAAAACACCATACAATAGCATAGCCTCTTGATTCGCTGAGATGAATGTATTTGTTGTGCTATCAAAATGTGGTGGATCTATAACGTAATTTAATTGTGTAGCATACGCTTGATCTGGTGTAGGTGCTACGACAATAGATGCATCATCCCAATTAGCATAATATTTAGGCTGACCGGTTGCACCACTGCCATTAAATTCTGTAATAAAACTTGTATCTTTTTTTTGCATAAAAGTTCTTGCTGTAGTTAATGCTGATCCAGCAAAAACTTGTAGAGATCTAATGAATAAAAAACCTGAAGGCATTTGCAAAAATCTTTTATTAGCATTAAAGTTTGAAGTTGCGTATCTTCTTAAATCGTCATAATCAACTTTACCTGCAATGTCTAATTCAGTGTTTCTAATAAATTGATCAATTAATGTATCTGACAATACATTGCTATCAACTTCAGTATAGTTTCTTACTTGTGTTAAAAAATTTGCGTGTGTTATTGCCATTATGTTATATTAATAGTGACATTACCTAAAGTCACTATAGCCTCTCTTTTTCTATTTTCTGCTGATCCATCAGTAGGTTGCATACCTCTAGATATGGTTACATTATCAATATTAGTACTAGGTATTGTGTTTGTATTAAATGCAAAATTTCCTGGAAGAGTTAAATTTGCAACACCAACAGTTCTACCACCTGAATCTGCTTTTACACCATCTCTATTTTTTGGAGATTGAAATCTTTGTGGTCTTGCATTTTGTAATGCAATTTTATCTGATGTTTTTTTCTTTCTTCTAATTTGTGGATGTTTAGGTTCAAATTCAGAAATATGTACAAATGATCCATTCCACTCTCTAACCATTTCATCATATGGAAAGGCCATACCTGATCTATCTGAAATTGCTAATGCGTATTTACCTCTAGAAAAACTTGACATTAAACTCCATCTCCAAAATAAGTTTGTGGTGATAAGTAAACAGATGTTCTTTGACCATCTTGATCTAGTGCTCTTTGCAATTCATCTTCATATGCTAATTTTAAATTTTGTGTAACAGTCGGGTTGACCATGAAAGATAAATAGTATGCTAAACCACCAACCATACATGGTATAAATCTGTAAGCTACATCTGCAGTATTTGTGTATGATCCTGCATCCTCTATTCTTTCAATCGCATAATATTTAAAGTGTGTGTATGTAGTTAAATCAGGTGCTTGATATAAAAAAACTTTTGGAGTTGTTTGTCTATCAACAAAATATTGCGATGGTTGTCCAGTTTGTAGTTTGTTTGGTAATGCAGCGTAAGCTGATCTATCTATTTTTACTAATGATACATCTTGTGTATCTGAATTTTGTGCTGATAAAGAAGATGAAGATACAAATGCTTCAAGCACATCATTAACACTTGTAGCTGTAGAATATTCTGCTGTGCCTGCAACTAATGCTATTTCTTTTAACTTTACTTTCCATAAGTGTACACCTCTGTTACCCCACTCTGAAAATAAAATATTTAAATTACGTCTTGCTCTACTTAGATCATAACCAGAGTCAGTCACAACTCCACAACGGTTATATGCTTCCTGTACTATTTCATCTATGCTTAAATCAAAAGTAGTTGTTCCAGAAGTAGCCATTACATAATTCCTTTATAATAATTTATCATACCACCTTTTGATTTTTTTGTGAATGTTGCAACGTTAGTTGGACTTCCACCTGGATTACCGGCTGCTCTTTTTCTTGCAACAGCAGAACGCCTTTGCGATTCTGTCATTCGGGCGGCTTTTGCAGCAGGCACGCATTTGGGGTATTTTCTTTTTGATCCACTTGCAGATTTTCTTCCACATTTTTT